CCTAGCTGGCGGCCCGCTCGCCATCGTCACCGCCATGCGCGTGCATCCATGGCTGCGGAGGAAACTCGCATGACCGACATCATCGACCAAGCCAACGACCTCGCCGAGCTCGACACGGCCAACGTCGTTGCCCACCGGCGCATGCTCGCGCAGCGCATCCAGCCCGGCGAACCGGGCGAATGCGACCTCTGCGGCGAATGGTCCGGCCGCCTCATCGACGGCCACTGCGCCCCCTGCCGCGATCGCTACCGCCTGCCATGAACGAACATCACGACTACCTCGCCTTCCTGCGCGGCAAGATCAAACTTGCCGCCTTCGACGGCTTCGAGATTGACGCGGACGCCATCAACCCGCTCCTCAAGCCCCATCAGCGCGACATCGTGCGCTGGGCCGTGCAAGGCGGCAACCGCGCCATCTTCGCCGCCTTCGGTCTCGGCAAGAGCGTCATGCAGATCGAAACCCTGCGCCTCATCCAACAGCATGCCGGCGGCAATGCCCTCGTCTGCCTGCCCCTCGGCGTGCGCCAGGAATTCCGCCGCGACGGCATGCTCGAAGGTCAGCAATGGGCCGACGATGCCGCCGATCTTGGCCTCGACATCGAAACCCTGCGCGCGCAATTCGGCGTCAGCTTCAAATTCATCCGCCGGCCGGAGGAAATGGAAGCCGGCCACCACTTCTACCTCACCAACTACGAATCCATCCGCGACGGCAAACTCGACCCGGCACTCTTCACCGCCGTCAGCCTCGACGAAGCCTCGGTACTGCGCAGCTACGGCAGCAAAACCTATCAGGAGTTTCTGCCCCTGTTCAACGCCGTCAAATACAAATTCGTCGCCACCGCCACGCCAAGCCCGAACCGCTACAAAGAACTCATCCACTACGCCGGCTTCCTCGGCATCATGGATACCGGCCAGGCCTTGACGCGCTTTTTCAAGCGCGACAGCACCCAGGCCAACAACCTCACGCTCTACCCGCACAAAGAAAAAGAATTCTGGCTCTGGCTCCATAGCTGGGCCATCTTCATCCAGCGCCCGAGCGACCTCGGCTACAGCGACGACGGCTACGACCTCCCACCGCTCAAGGTCGAATACCACGAAGTCTGCACCGACCACAGCGAAGCCGGCCACGAACAGGATGGCCAGGCGCTCATGTTCAAGGATGCCGCCCTCGGCCTGCGCCAGGCCGCCGCCGAAAAACGCGACAGCCTGCCCGAGCGCATCGCCGCCATGCGCCGCATCATCGATGCCGACCCGGATAGCCACTACCTCATCTGGCACGACCTCGAAGCCGAACGCCACGCCATCCAGAAAGCCCTGCCCGAAGCCGTCAGCGTCTATGGCACCCAGGATCTCGACGTGCGCGAGCAAGCCGTCATCGACTTCAGCGATGGCCAGTTCAAATACCTTTCAACCAAACCAGAAATCAGCGGCAGCGGCTGCAACTTCCAGCGCCATTGCCACAAAGCCATCTTCTTGGGCATCGGCTACAAGTTCAACGACTTCATCCAGTCGATCCACCGCATCTACCGCTTCCTGCAAGAGCAGCGCGTCGAAATCCACATCATCCACTCCGAAGCCGAGCGCGAAATCCTGCGCGCCCTGCAAGCCAAGTGGGACCAGCACAAAAGGATGGTCGAAAACATGAGCGACATCATCAAGGAACACGGCCTCAACCAGATCGGCATGGCCGACATCCTCGCCCGCACCATCGGCGTCGAACGCCTGCAAGTCGATGGCGAACGCTTCAGCGTGGCAAACAATGATTGCGTCATCGAAGCCCGCCGCCAGCCAGAGAACCACTGCGACCTCATCGTCACCTCCATCCCCTTCGGCAACCACTACGAATATTCAGCCAGCTACAACGACTTCGGCCATACGGAAAACAACGCGCACTTCTGGGCGCAGATGGACTATCTCACCCCCGAGCTGCTACGCATCCTCAAACCCGGCCGCCTCTACTGCTGCCACGTCAAAGACCGCATTCTGTTTGGCAACGTCACCGGCGCCGGTGCCCCCACCGTCAGCCCCTTCCACTGCGAAGCCATCATGCACGCCAGGAAACACGGCTTCGACTACATGGGCATGATTACCGTCGTCACCGATGTCGTCCGCGAAAACAACCAGACCTACCGCCTCGGCTGGTCCGAACAATGCAAAGACGGCACCAAGATGGGCGTCGGCTCGCCCGAATACATCCTGCTCTTTCGCAAGCCGCAGACCGACCGCACGCGCGGCTATGCCGACCTGCCCGTCACCAAGCAAAAGACCGACTACACCCGTGCGCGCTGGCAAGTCGATGCCCACGCCTACTGGCGCAGCAGCGGAAATCGCCAGCTCACCGCCGAAGAACTCGCCAGCCTGGGACCGGACAAACTCGCCAAGGCCTTCACCGACTACAGCCTGCAAAACACCTACGACTACGAATACCACGTCAAGATCGGCCAGGAACTCGAAGCGCGCGGCGCCCTGCCCAGCAGCTTCATGAGCCTCGCCCCCGGCAGCCACGATCCGGGCGTCTGGCACGACGTGAATCGCATGCTCACGCTCAACGGCAACCAGACCAACCGCGGCCTCGAAAACCACGTCTGCCCGCTCCAGTTCGACATCGTCGATCGCCTCATCGAGCGCTACAGCAACAAAGGCGAACTCGTCTATGACCCCTTCTGCGGCCTCGGCACCGTCCCCTATCGCGCCATCCTCAAGGGGCGCCGGGGCCAGGGAAGCGAACTCAACACCGGCTACTTCTTCGACAGCCTGACGTATCTGAAGGCCGCCGAACGCGAATACAGCATGCCGGACCTCTTCGCCTGCCTCGACGACATCAAGGAAGCCACATGATCTCCCTCGCCAACCTCGCCAACCTCACCACCCCGCAGCGCTGCATCGTCGAGCGCCTGCAGCGCGCCGGCAAGGCGCTGGCCGCCGCCGACCTCAAGGTCGCCAGCCCGAGCTACACCGGCCGCGTCGTGCGCGAACTGCACGAAAAAGGCGCCATCCATATCGCCGCCTGGCGCCGCGCGGCGGACACCAACAACGGCCTCACCGCCCTGTTTCTCTGGGGCGCCGGCCCGGACGCGCCCAAGCCGACCACCGACCCCGCCGAGCTGCGCCGCCGCAAACAAGCCCGCGACAACGCCCGCAAAGCACGCAGCAACGAAACCGCCCTGCCGCCCGCGCTGCCTGCCAAAGCCGCCGGCATCGGCATCTGGGGACTGTGATGCCCACCATTCAAGAAATGCGCGAAGCCAAGCGCCGGCTCGAAGACGAAATAGAAACATTCATCGCCGAGCGCTACGCATCCTTCGCCAAGGAAACCGGCGTCGCACCAAAGTCGATCGACGTGTGCATCGTCAATGTCGGCCACCTCGGAGACCCGGCGCCGAGTTACGCGCTCTCGCACGTCACCGTCACCGCCGCCATCGAGCTCTAGCCATGCCACCCCACTACATCCCCCCTGCCGCGCTGCGCCTCGCCTGCCGCTGGGCCACCGAACGCGCCACGCCAACCCGTTACCCCGTTGCCATCGGCCGCGAACAGCCGACCGACAGCAACCAGATCGAGCTGTTCGCCAGGAGATAACCCATGCCCCGCCTATCCCGCGACATCGCCCGCCAGATCGCCAGCCTGAGCAACGCCGCCGCCGCGCGGCTGATCGCGCCGCTGATCGCCATCGCCATCGAAGCCAAGCCCGCCATCGCCGCCGCCGAAAAACTCGCCACCGTCCTGCAAGCCCACGGCCTGCCCGCCTGCGCCAGCGGCGACATCGACATCTACGACGGCACCCTGCAGCTACTCGTCATGAGCACCGCGGCGCCGCACCGCATCGAAGAAACCCTCGCCATCGCCTGCCTGCCGCACCAACAGCTCGCCATCGACCAGGGCAGCGATCGCATCACCGCCCTCTACGAAGTCGAGCTCGACCGCCAGCGCGTGCGCATCGCCATCAGCCACGACGCTGCCGCGCCAGACCCCGCCGCCCAGCCGCCCGTCGGCCTCTACCACGAACCCGAAGCGGAGGCCGCCCCATGCTAACCACCCTTCGCCGCACCTGGCTGCGCCTGCAGATCGCCATGGTGCAAATCGAAACCGCCCAGGCCGAACAAGCCGAACGCGACCTGCCGCAGCACCTGGAGCACCTCGCCCAGCGAGAAACCGCCCTGCGCGTCAAACTCGCCGCGCTGTCGCCGATCCGGCTCGCGCACCGCTAACCGCCATGCTGCCCGCCGCAACCCTCGCCCGCATCCTCGCCGCGCTGAAGCGCGGACCGGCCAGCATAAAAGACCTCGCGCCGCGCGCCCGGTCCCGCTCGATGCCACACATAGTCAGGAAAGGAAACGACGTGGAAATGACGGTTGACGAAGCCTTGGCGCACGCCGATAAGTGGCACATGCCTAGCTTAGATACGGCAGCGCATGGCGTGTTGGCGGACGAAGTGCGCAGGCTGCGCGACCTGTTGTCAGCCGCGAAGTGGCCACAGTCACCAGATGACAGACGCTCGGCGCAGGAAGAAGGTAACCGGCCTTGCGCCGGCACAGGAGCAAAAACAATGAGTGAAGCGATGCTTCCGGCGAAAGGTCAGGTTGACGTTGTGGTTGAGCTGCATGCGGATGGAAAGCGCGTGCTCGACGGAGTGAAAGGGGTAATTGCTCGGTGCGCTAAGGATGGGTATGTAGGGAAAGACGGACAGTACCTGAAAACCCTGCGCACCTTGGTTGAAAAAGTCGGCGCTGGCGGGACGGTGCCGTGCCACGAATGCGGATGGTCGAACGGCCACCATTCGAGGACGTGTAGAGGCTATTTGGTCGATCCAGAGACGGGCGAGCCGATACCGACGCATAACTTGAATTCAACGACACCCGATGTCGCGTGAACGCCGTCGCCAAGTCACATAACTCGGCACCTATCAACGGAGAACCGCATCATGACTGAAACCATCGAACGCGAAGCGACATCGGCGGCAGTCAAAAGCGACACGCCTGCCGTGTCGCATCAACCGCCGAAACTGCTCGACCAGATGCGCGATCGCATCAGCGGCGTGCAAAGCCCACTGGACAGGATCGCCGCCTGATGCGCACCCTTGACCTCACCGAAGCCGCCGAATTCCTCGGCCTGCACCCGAACACGCTGCAGGAACGCGCCCGCTCCGGGCTGGTTCCCGACGCGCAAGATCGGACGAAAGCGCGACGGAGAACAGACGGCGATGCCGCAGGACCAAATAACGAAGGGATGGAAGTCCGCGCTTCAACGTGCCGGCATCGAGCCGACATTCCGCTGGCACGACCTGCGCCACACCTGGGCAAGCTGGCACGTAATGAGCGGAACACCGCTCGAAGTGCTCCAAAAGCTCGGCGGCTGGTCGAGCCTTACGATGGTCATGCGCTACGCCCATCTTGCACCTGATCACCTCGCCGGCTACGCCAACAACGCACGGCCGTACTCGCCCCTTAAGGATGTGGCGTAATTGTGACGTTGTGGCGCGTTTTCGGGTGGTTTGTGGCGTATTTTTAGCACTTACGCCACCAAGAAGAATGACATAAGTGCTTGATTTTTGGTGGGTGCTGAGGGGTTCGAACCCCCGACATTCGCCTTGTAAGGGCCAGCGCTTCCCGCTCAACCATGCGCCTTACAGGCCGCCATGTGTCGCAGATTGTGCCGCAGGTTGTGGCGAACTCGCTGCGGCGCGGCGCGATTCTAGCCTAATCAGACGGCTCGCTGGCGCCCCGCTGCGCCTCGATCCAGTCCAACAACCACAGCACCTGCGCCGCGTCCATCACTGCGGCGTTGAGGCGGGATTCGCACTCGGCGACCGATACCGCGACGGGCGCATCGGGTCCGGCACCATGTCCAGGTTGGCGGGCATCTGGCGCAAGCCCGCCGGGGGGAGCGGATACGGGTCGCAGGCATGCCGGACTGCCTGCGGGGCCTGGCACCCGCACAAGCCGAGGATGGCCGCGCCAATAATCCACGGCCGCAGACCAGCCCGCTGCGGCGTCGCGGCTGGCCTGCTCG